GTGTCCGGCCATGCCGAGGTGTCCGGCAATGCCGCTGTGTCCGGCCATGCCTGGGTGTCCGGCGATGCCTGGTGTCCGGCGATGCCTGGGTGTTCGGCGATGCAGCTGTGTTCGGCAATGCCTGGGTGTTCGGCAATGCCGAGGTGACCGGCGATGCCGAGGTGTCCGGCGATGCCGAGGTGTTCGACCATGCCTGACATGATAGCAAAGCAAAAACCACCAGTAGTCTTGTTGTGCGGAAAGAGACGTCCGAGAAACGGAGCAACGTGGGCGCCCGCAGAAATAGATGAGTTGAAGGGTTTTGTCGAAAACGAAGAATCTCTCACTGACATATCAGCGGAATTGTATAGGTCAAAGTCTGCCATTGTAAAGCGTATCGTTATGATAAAATACACGAAACGCGCCTTCTATATGGCAGAAATCCGTACATATTGTCGAAATGCCGAAATGTTTAAAAATCGTTACCGGAGAAAATAAAGATGGAAGATAAATTTAAAGCATTTCCAAAAATTAGACAGTTTTCGGATGTTGTGCGGCATGTACGAAACCGGCACGATTTTAAAGGTATAGATGACGATTGTGCTGCCGTTTTCCGACACGATTCTCCATATCCTGTCATTTCATACTCAGGGACAGTCAAACTACACGGGACATGTAGCGCAGTAAGAATTGTAAATGGTAGGCGAACACCAGAATCTCGTAGTCGAGACATTTCGATCGCCAGAGATAATGCCGGGTTTGCAGCATTTGTTGCGGGTGTTCCAGAAAAAGTTTGGAACCTTTTGCCGTCCGATTGTGTTCTATTTGGAGAATGGTGTGGTGATGGCATCCAGAAGGGGGTGGCAATTAACCAGCTTCCTAAGATGTGGGTGCTGTTCGATAAATTTGTTGACGGCAATCACGAAGAACTAGATCTTCCTTACCAAGATTCTCTAAAGATGCTGAACGATGCTGGGATTTACTTCATTCGACAATTTCGCACATACTTCATCAATATCGATTTCGAACAACCCGAGTTGGCGCAGAACAAGCTGAGAGAAATAACTCTTGAGGTTGAGACAGAATGCCCTGTCGGCACAGCCTTCGACGTCAAAGGTGTTGGCGAAGGTGTGGTTTGGCGACCAGTCGATAAAGAATTGACGAAAGACTCTGGGTACTGGATGAAGGTTAAGGGTTCTCTCCATAGTAGTTCGAAGGTAAAAACGATTGCTGCTGTAGATGTAGAGAAGATGGCTTCCGTTGCGGAGTTTGTCGAGGCGACAGTGACGCAGAATCGTCTAGAGCAGGGTTTGGATGTTCTTCGAGAAGCAGGCAAGGCAGTAGAACGCAAAGAGACAGGCTTTTATATGAAGTGGATAGTGGATGACATCCTTAATGAAGAGGTGACGATGCTTGTTTCCAGTGGTCTCTGTGCCAAAGATGTCGGAAAATCAATTTCGAACAAAGCTCGAGTGTTCTGGTTTAGTCAATGTGACAAATTTTAAATATAGAACCAATTTCCGGTGTGCTTGTGGCTATATTTTATCCTACGACTTTTCATCTGGAGAACAGATGGCATGCGTTCGATGCCCAAATTGTAAGACATATAACAAAATAGGAGGAATAATAAATGGCATTGCGAAAATGGAAATGTGAAATAATTATAGACGACAATGACGAGGATTTGCCAGCCGGGTTCGATTTCCCACCAAGACGTGCGGCAGAAAACGCTATCCAATGTCATGGATATCCAGTACTTTTGAATTCCTCGGGCTGGGGGCAAGAGATCTCAGACGAAGAATTATTAACCATCAAGCAGTGGTGACAGGAGAAGGATATAAATGAAGCAATATCAAGATTTGCTAAAAAAAATTCTAGATAAGGGTGAGTTGAAACAAAATCGAACAGGTATTTCAACATATGCTCTGTTCCACGAAACATTAAGGTTTGATATTTCGAAGGGATTTCCTATATGTACAACAAAAAGCGTCTATTGGAAAGGGGTTGTTCACGAGTTGTTGTGGTTTATTGCTGGCGGAACAAACATCAAGTATCTCCAAGACAATAATGTACACATTTGGGATGCCTGGGCAGATGAAAATGGAGAATTAGGTCCGATTTACGGCAATCGATGGCGCGATTTCGACGGCGTTGACCAGCTCAAAAATATTATCGACACACTTCGAACAAATCCAGATGATAGACGCATGATAGTGACAGCGTGGGACCCGAGGCTCCTGCCAGATGGAACAAAATCCTTTGGCGAAAACGTCGCTTGTGGGAAACAGGCATTGCCTCCTTGTCACTATTGTTTCCAGTTTGTCCATATCAATGGAAAATTAAACCTTATTTGGAACCAGCGGTCTGTGGACACTCCAATTGGCCTTCCATTCAATATTGCGTCCTATGCGCTTCTACTTCATATGGTTGCTCATATCACAGGATTGGAGGCAAACGAACTCGTATTTTCTGGGGCCGACGTTCACCTGTATGTCAACCAAATACATGGAGTATTGACCCAGCTGAAACGCACCCCGTTAGATTTACCTACGCTCGAACTAAATCAAAATATTCGCGAGATCGACGATTTTACATTCGATGATATTTTGTTGCTCGACTATAAGCATCACGACAAAATCGACATGGGAAAGGTGGCAGTATGAAATTTTATTTTGGCCCAACATCTTCTAAATCGACAGAATATGAATAATCCAAGCAAAAAACCGACGCTTACTGGGTTTTGCCCAAATTGTGGCAGATTGCTAGGGTGTTGTGTCTGTCGGCGAGATCGACCACAAATTGTTCTTGACAATACCGAGAAAAATGTTAGATTAAATGAAATAAAAGGAGAAACAAATGAATAATGCGGACAAGGACATTCTGTCAAGGGCAGTGAAAGAGTTAGATGCGTCTATGACTCGACAGGCAGCGGAACGAGACCTACAGAAGGAAATATGTAATCGAGTTAAAGACACCACAGCGATCGAACCAAAGGTGACGCGCAAGCTGGCCCGATTGTATTTCGCACAAAATCGAGAAGAAACAGAATCGGAATTTGACGAAATCATCGGCCTGTATGATTCGTGTATTGAGGTAACGACACCTTGAACCATGTAATGATCGATCTGGAGACGTTGTCGACTAGGCCAACCGCAGCAATATTATCGATAGGTGCGGTTCAGTTTGACCCGTATACGGGCGAATTTGGCCAGACGTTTTACACCACTGTCTTGACAGAAAGCTGCGCGGCCGCCGGATTAACAATAGACAGAGAGACTGTTGACTGGTGGGGAAAGCAAGGCGAGGCGGCACAGGCCATTCTTAAAGATTGTATGGACTTCCAATCTTCGCCTACGATCACAGAATGTCTGTCAGACCTTGCCATGTTTATCAATACGAATAAATTAAAACATCCGTGGTCGTGTGGGGCCGGGTTTGATATTCCAATCTTATCTAATGCGTATACACAAACAGAACAAAAAATTCCGTGGGATTTTTGGAATGTTCGATGTTATCGAACTATCAAGGCATTGTTTCGAACAGATGAAGATGATTTTGTTGGGATTGAACATAATGCTCTCGATGATGCAAAACACCAAGCGAAACATTTGTGTAAAATTATTGGAGCAAAATAGTGCAAACAACACAGACAGAAAAAATTAGAATTGCTCGTAGAGAGTTCGTGGACCGGGTTGAGCAATTGGGAGGCGCAAACGGGGAATATCTTGCCGCAATCGCGCAGGTGTGCCTAGAGAACGAAATCGACGAAACCACTGCCGCAGAATTCGTGACAGGCACACTGAGAGCACTGGTCACCCAAGAAGCAAAAACAAAAAAACTGATAACGGATAGAAAAGACGATTTCGTAGAGCTACCTCTAGATTGACTCCATTCGAAGTCTATAAGAATTATTGTGCGATCAAAGCTCACTTTAATTCTTCATTCGATTTTGTAAAGTGTGGCACGGGCATAAAGGTTTCTAGAGAAAACTACGAAAATAGGACAGATAAAGTTTTTTTTGAAAGATTGTCGAACAAACATTTGGATTATGTTGTTCCTTACTTGGTGGCTAATTTCATCGATAATCCTAATGCGTGGATTGGGGAATTACAACTAAACATCGAGACCCAAGAAATATATTTCGAATGGAAGAAGCGGGTTGGCCAGCTATTCAAAACCGCAGAAAAAGAACTAACTCATCTCAAGATTTTTCTAGAGGAGAATGGTCGATCCTTTGATGATTTGTTTTCGATAAAAGATGGGAACCCTCCAATGCTGTATAGATTGACAGCACAGAAATATTTAACGCTCGAGACATATTTGGTATTCAATGAAGTTTTAGACTGTCATGCTTATTTCAGAAAGGTCGTTGTTGACGACCCTGTGTTCGATATGTTTGACAGAAAAATTGTGAATTATCGACCATTTCTGATGTTGCGAAAAGATAAATGTAAGCGGCTAATTCAGAATATATTCCTTGACAAGGAGGCAAAAACAGTGTAGAGTAAGCAGACGCACATAGAAAAACGTGCTAAATAAGACGTTGCTTAGCAACATAATCAACTAGCCACAATAGCGCAGAGACGCACAAATAGGCACTAAAAATAGAGGTAAAACAATGAGTATAGCAGCAATGAAGAAAAACCGGATGTCGTTCGACGATCTGGCCAAAAGATTTCAAGAAGATAAAGGATCAAGGCGCGACGCCGACGACCGGATGTTCTATCCAGCACGAGACGAATCTGGCAACGCCCAGGCAACAATTCGTTTCTTGCCACCAGTCGAAGGAGAAGATTGTCCCTGGGTCAAAATTTATTCACACGGATTTAAGGGTCCTTCTGGTAGATGGTATATTGAAAATTGTCCAACCACACTGGGAAACGATTGTCCCGCGTGTAACGGAAATTCTAAATTATGGAACTCAGGCATCGACTCAGATAAGGAAGTTGCTCGTTCACGCAAACGCCGCCTACAGTATATTTCCAATGTGCTGGTCATTTCGGATAAAAAGAATCCAGAACGGGAAGGCAAAGTTTTCTTATTCAAGTATGGAGCAAAGATTTTTGATAAGATTAAAGGCGCAATGTATCCAGAGTTTGACGACGAAAAGGCGTTCAATCCATTCGATGCTTGGGAAGGCGCAAACTTCAACTTGCGTATTCGGAAATATGAGGGAAATGTAAATTACGACAAGTCCTCATTTGCAGAAATATCTAAGTTGGCCGAAACAGACAAAGAGATCGAAGCAATCTGGAAAACTGAATTTCCTCTTCAAGATTTCATCACGCCAAGTCAGTTCAAGCCAGAAGATGAACTTCGGAAACAGTTGGCACGTGCCTTGGATGACGGGACACGAAACGCCACTCCAACTGCGGCTCCCAAAACAGAAGTGAAACAAGAAGCCATGCCGGAACAGGAAACAGCAGCTCCGGTAGAACAGAGCACAGAGTCAGCAATGGACTTCTTCCGTAAAATGGCAGAAGACGACTAAAAGTTGCAGCGTAAGACAAGAAGGCGGCCTAATTGGTCGCCTTCTTTCTCTTATAGAGCTCCGCGGTTTGAGGAATCCAAATAAGATTTATCTGTGTTGTTTGGTGAGATTGGATGTACAACACTATTCGAATTATTGACAACAGAGCTATTATTCGGGGCAGAAATAATAGACGCGGGGTTTGTCTTTTCGTTGTTAGCTTGTCTAATATCTTTGTTTTGGTTCGTGATGCCATCGATCTTCTGATT